AGAGAGTGGACCTCGATGTCCTCTACCAGTCAAACGCCGTCGGATATGGCTCCTACAAGGGGCACGCAAAGCGGTTCACGGTCTTTGGAAAAGATCGCATCATCTATTCCGAACAGGGCATGTTCGCCGCCTTCTTTCCGTCTCGCGCCAATCAACCCGCCAAACGCTGGAAGCCCTGATCACCGTCCGGCCCCATGGCCACACAGCGCCTTGCGAGGCGCCAAACAGGTGTTTCTGAAACATTCCCGCAGTATTGAAACTTTGAAGGCGTATAGTTTTCAAGGACTTGCAAACTCGCCATAACGCCCGGATCACGCTCCCGTCAGGTCACCTTCTTCCAGCCCACGAAACGCGTATCTTGTCAGCAACAGAGAAGGAGACACCCGATGCTGACACGCCGCGCCGCCCTTGGCCTTTTTGCCGCCGCCCCCGCCGCCCTGGATGCGGCCGTAGTTGTACAGGATCGTGTCGGTGCGCACGTATAGCCCGTCGCCGCCGTCACTGCCCACGACCACGCTGCCGTAGGTGGGCAACGACACGGTGCCGCCGGTGATCGGTTGCCCGTCGCCGCCGTCGCCGCCGCGTCCGCTGATGTAGCCGTTGTCCAGCACGGTCAGCATGACGACGCTGCCCGTGGGGAATGTGCCAGTGTCCATGGCCGGCCCGCCAGCAGTCAGTCCGCCGACAGCGCCGGTCGTCGCGCTGCCCTGCGGCCCCACGAACACGTTGACGCGCGCCGGGTTGCTGCCCGTGTAGCCGAGCTGGTCGCACATGGTCCGCAGGTTGACGCCCAGGTTGACGCCTGGCCCGAACTCGATGGTGAACTCGTCAACCGTGATCGTCTGGGCCGAGCTCACACTGCCCTGCTTGTTCTCAACGATCCAGGTGCCGGCCTCGGTGCTGTTGTCCACCAGGTAGCAGACGGCCACGGCGTCAGGGTTGAGCAGCGTCAGCTGCGTGCCGGCCTTGTCCTTGACCGCACACTGCAGCGACGCGTGGTTGTTCCAGACGGTGTAGACCGGGCCGCCGACTGGCAGCAGCCGCGCGTCCTGCAGCAGCACGCTGGTGTTGGTCGCTCCGATCAGCCGCGCGGCACCAGGCACACCAGACGGCAATGGCACGAGCTGGTCCACGTTGCCGGCCACGATGTAGCCGCCCCACATTTCATCGAGCGCGGTGCGTGGCATCAGTAGACGATCCAGGTGGCCGTGGTGCTGCCTCGAGCAAGCGCCACGGTCTTGGTCGTGCCGGCGCTGATGGCGCTGCCGACGTTGCTGCCGCCCTCGTCCACGAGCTGCAGGCTACCTGCAGAGCCGGTCTGGTTGCGAATCACGAAGATCTGGCCGCCGCCGGGGATGCGCGCCACAGGCGGCAGGTAGACGTTGATTGCTGTGCTGGGCGCGTAGCTCTGCAGCATCCCGCCGTTGAGCGACAGCACCTGCGTCGTGCTGACCGCGCCATGATCGGTCGCGCCGCCGGCAAACCACCGCTCGGGCTGCTCGACCTCCGACAGCACCTCGATGCAGTCCAGCGTCGGGATGTCCCAAATCTCATAGCCCGTGGCTTGCAGCTGCATGAACTGATCGACCTCGCTGGCAAAGCGCACAGGCACGTCGAACTCGCAGCCCGCGCGCACGACGACGCCGCTAGTGGGCGCGCTGTTCATCACCACCTGACCATCGGCCGACAGCGTGAAGGCCGTGGTCGCCACGTTGTCCAGCGTCACGACCACGGTGCCGCTGACCGGCAGCGTGATGGTGCGCTGGTAGGGTGCGTCGCCAGCCGCGTCGTAGACCTTGATGAGCTGGAACGTGTCCTCGGTGCCGTCGCCGGTGCCGATGATGACATCGGTGCCGCTGTGCGCGCTTACGCCGTCGCTGGCCGTCGTGTAGTCGGCCCAGTCCTTGAGCCGGAAGCTGTGCAGGCTGCCGCGCCGGCCTAGGCCGAACGCCTTGATGGCAGCGGCCTCGCTCGAGCTCTGCAGCGCCTTGCGCAGCCGGAAGCGGTGGCGACCCTGCGCCTGGCGCGCGACGCGGAACTCGTGGCCGCTGGCCGTCTCCTGCACGATGGTGGAGAAGCCTGCGCCGCTGATGCCCTGATACTCGAAGTCGTCAGGCAGGGATACGTCGTGGAATGCCATGTGTTACTAGCCCTGCCCTGGCACGCCGCCAGTAAGTCCAGGCGGCACGCCGCCGACGTTGGCCATGTTCTGGGTCTGCGTCGGCGCAAAGCTGCCAAACACCTGCGCGCCGATGCCTCGGAACGCGGACTGTGCAGCCATCTGCGCGAACTGCCGCACCAGCTCGGCCATCGCCTGCTTGGCGGTCATAGTGCCCTCGGCCACGCGGAAGAACGCGTCCCCAATGGTCTGGCCAAACTGCTCGCCCATCGACACAAGCTCGCGCATCCGGTTCTCGGCCTCAAGCGCCTGCTCGTTGGCGAACGCCTGCATCTGGGTCAGCGTCTGCATGCCCATGTTGATGCCGTAGCCCACCATGCCCATGCCACCAGACAACCCAGGCCCGCTGGGCGGCTGGTAGCCAAACGTGCCCGGCCCGCCAGGCTGACGCATAAGGGCCTGACCCGTACCAAATCCCTGCGGATACAGCACGCCGCCGCGCGTAAACGGAGCGCCAGCTTGGCCCACGTCGAAGATGCTGAACGGTTGACCCGGCGCAGCCGCACCGATGGCCGCGGGCCCCTGCGTCTTTAGCTTCTCGGCTTCCTGCCCCAGCTGCTGATACAGCGTTCGCAGGATCGCTTGCGCAGCTTCTCGTGGCACCTGCGTCTGGCCAAACGAAGGGATCATCTCGGGCCGCGTGGTCTGTAGCCCTGGCACCGTGATGTTGCGACCCGATGGGATTAGACGCGGCTGTGGCAGCGGCACCATCAGGCCGCGCTGCATGGCAAGCAGCTGCCCCACATCCATGCCCGTGGCACCAGCCAGCTGCTGATAGGTGCCGCCCTGTGCCATGACGTTGGCCGCCTGCCGTATGGCATCGGCCTGACGCCTAGCTTCTGGTCCTTGACCTACGCCCAGCAGCTCGGCTCCAGCTCGACTTAGCTGGATCTTCTGCATGTTGTCCGCTAGGCGCTCAAACTCGTCGGCGGTTTTCTCGGTGTCATCGCCAAACAGCGCCATCGCTGCCGCCGCGCCGGCCAGCACCGTGGCAATCGTCATTAGCGGGTGCGCCTTGATGATGGTGGCCAGCGTGCCAAGCGCCGAGCCAGCGCCGCCCGTAGCAGATGACACCGACTTCATGTCCTCGGCAAACCGGCCCAGGTCGAGCAGCGCCTGCGACGCAGCAAAGGCCGCCATGGCGCTGTTGCCAGACCGGAACCCGCTGCTAATGCCCTCAAGGCCGTGCGTGATGGCTAGGCCGCCGCCGGTCGCCGCGAACGCCGCGCCCATGTCTCGGCCAGCGACGTGCGACGCCTGGCCCATCTGCTTGACCTCGCGCTCGGCGCGGTCAGCCTTCTGCGCCGTCTCGTCCAGCGCCTTGTTGGCCTGCTGCAGACCCTGCGTCACGCCGCGCGCGTCTACCGCGATCTCTAGCGTTGGCATCCCTGCGCTCCTTGCGTTGTTCCGCGTTGTGCGACAGCCAGGCCGCGTCCATAGCTCGCAACAGACGGCAAAGACGAAGGCGCTGGTCGCCTCGGTAGCCAGCGTCCGCCGCATAGCGCGACAGGTCCGACCACGGCAACCCGCCTGCGGACATGCCTACGGGCCGGCCGATGCTGACCATCTGCCACGCGTCCCAGACTGGCTGCAAGTCCGGCCAGAGCTTCGGCCGCTGCTGCCAAGCTGCCGGCAAGGGCTTGTTCTTCCTGCGTCGCCATTCTGCAAGCCTGCGTAGGTATTTCTCGTCCTGGCTGTGTCGCAGGTGCCATCGCAGGACGCTTGTCAGTTTCCCGCCGAGTCCGCCTCGGTCTTGACCAGCGCAGCGGCGCGCTGGCTGGACTGCAGAAGCACAAAGTCGAGCAGGTTGCGGAACGTGCGGTCGGCCAGCAGCTCGGCCGCCTTAGCCTGACTGTAGCCCACGGCCTCGCCCTTGAACGTGATGTTTTGCCAGTCGCGCACGACGCTGTGCGCCAGCGCCTTGGCAGCCGTGCGCAGGGTCAGCCGCTCGAGCTCGTCGGCCGGCGTGTCCTTGTCGCGCAGCTTGTCCATGTAGGGCTCGCGCTCCTTCTCGAGCTGCCGCTCGTAGGCCGTGCCCATCGGGACCAGCAGGATCGCCGGGTCGTCAGCCGTTGGCGCGTCTACCTGGTCGCCCACCAGCTGCCCGTCGCGCACGGACAGCCGCCACCAGATGCCGCCGTCCAGCTTTTCGGCGTCAAGTTGGATGCTCTGCAGGTCCATCAGGCCCATCGCTGCATCCGCAAGGTGCAGTCCTCGGTGCTGTCCAGCGTCGCCTGATAGCTCACGCTGACCATGGTGTCCGTGTTGCTGCCCGTCACGTCTGCGCCAGCGTCGCTGAACGTGACGGTCGGCAGGCTGAACGAGTAGCCCCGGCTGTTGGCGTCGATCACCGCGAACCAGATCGCGCCGGCCGTGTTGTCGGCGTATGCCTGCATCTCCGAGAAGTCCTCGAAGTAGGCGTCGAAGCTGCCGGTCACGTTGAACTCGCCCTGCCGCATGGACTGCGCGCCCAGCTTGCCCAGCTCGGTGCGCGCCACCACGTTGTTGTTGATGTTCAGCGTGATCTGCTTGGCGGCGAAGCTGGTGCCGGCGCTGCGGATCTCCGGGATGCTCAGGCTGTCCAGCACCGGGTGCGCCGTGGCGTCGGTGTAGGTGGCGCTGGCGATGAACTGGTCGGTGCCCAGGTCCGTGTCTTGGAACGTGCTCGTCGCCGCCTCGAACGTCAGGTTGGCGGTGACCATGGCCTCGTCGGCAATTGTCACGTCCAGCATGTTGACCGTGCAGCCGGTGAAGATCTGCGCCTTGCCCAGATCCAGGCGCGCCACCTCGATGGTGAAGCTGTCGTTCACGGTGCCGTTGACGCGGCGCGCGGCTCGCGTGATGGACACGCCGGTGCTGTCAGCGGTGAAGTTGGCGTCGGCCTCGACCGTAATGGTCGTGGCGCTAGTTTCTGTCACCTTGTAGTAGCCGGCATTCGAGCCTGCGTCGCTGGTGACATAGATGATGTCGCCAGCCACCACGTCGCTGGTCGGGTCGGTGGTGACCGTGACCTTCTTGTTGCCGCCGGCCAAGCTGACGCCCGATTCGTCGGTGTAAACCGCCGTCTCCGCGCTGCACATGGTCGCGCCCAGCAGCAGCTCGAGGGCCTCGCCGGTCGGGCTGAACATCAGCTCGATGGGCGTCTGGCCAGCGGCGCTCTTGGACAACCGCACGAGCTCCTCGACGTTGCGGTCGTCGTTGATGATGTTGCTCTGCTGGTAGCCCACGCGGTCACGCAAGGACTGGCCAGTTACCTGCAGCACCTGCATGGCAGGGCTGGTAGGCGTAGTGCCGAACGTCGTCTCCTTGACGATGGAGACGCGCAAGCGGTTGCTGTCGCTCATGGTTGTATGTCAGCTCGGAACGGGATCTGCACGGTGCGGATGCACCACGCATCCTCTTGGTCCGCCATGCCGATGATGCCAGGCGGTGGCGTGAACACGATGTCAGGCGTGCCCAGACGCACGCCACGGAAGGCCGTCACAACGGCGTCGGCCAGGTCGATGCTTGGGCCGTCGCCCTTCGCGATGGGCGTGAACAGCCGCGCCGTCGCCATGCCGGTCATCCGGTAGCGCACGGTGCCCATGCTGATCTGCTCTTGGTTGTCCACCTGCACGGTGAACCGGCACCAGCTCTGCTTGATGCTCGCCGGCTCGGGTCCGTTGTCGTAGACCACGTCGATGCTCTGCCCGGTGCCGATCTGCGTGGCAAAGCGCGACCGGATGGCCTCGAAGATGTCACCTTGGTCGGTCATCAGATGCGCTTGTACTTCTGCAGCAGCTCCTGCACGGTGGGGCCAACGATGCCATCGGGTGCTTGCTGCTTAGACCAGCCCCCTTCTAGGCGATCCATGTACGGCAGCAGGTTCGACAAGTAGGCGATGCAGGGTTCCTTGATTTCAGCAATGGCCTTTGCGCCGCGCGTCTGTGTGTCGTTGCGCGTGCCCTTTAGCACATTGACAGGCCGGCGGTTGATTTTGATTTGCCAGTTGCGCCGCGCATGGCCGCCCACGTAGCCCTTGGGCAGCAGCTTGGTCAGGCCACGGGCCGCGCGCTCAATGTTGCGCTTCCACAGCTTCCGGTTGCCGACCGGTGTCTTGACGATCACCTTGCCCAGCGCGTCCAGCATGATGCGCTTTTGAGCTTGGACCACCCGGTCGGTCAGCTGTTCATCAACCCACTGGTCTAACAGCTTTTTCCACTCCTTAGCGTCTACGCCCATCAGGTGCCCACCTCGCCCACGTCGAGCTGGTAGGCCACCACCGTGCCGTTGACGCTGAACGGCTCGCAGGCGTAGCAGGAGAACGTCCGGCCGCCGGCCGTGATGCGCGACGCCACCGTAGGCGTGACCGTCAACCCCTGCGCGCTCAGGTAAAAGGTGGCGGTGACGCGGGTGTCGGCACCCGTCTCGGCGTAGCGTTTTTGGTCTGTTACGGGTCCGCCCAACGTCACCGTCACCGATGTCGCGCTCTCTGTAACCGTGCCGTCCACGTTGTAGGTCGCACCCGGCACCGTCAGCGTGCCAGACTGGCCGACCCTCTCCATGGCCGCCAGCGTCTTAGCCTGTAGACGGGTCGCCAGGCTCATCGCGTCACCCTGTGCAGCATGCCCGCACCCCCGTCCGTCAGCAGGCTGCGCAGCTTGTCCTTGACCTCGGGGAAGTCCGGCGCGGTCGTCGCGCTGCCCACGAAGTCCTCGGTAATGCTGATGCCGCCCACGCTGACCGTCGAGCTGGTGACGTTGCCGTCGCCAATCGCCACGTCAGGCCGCAGGGTAGTGCCTGCACGGTAACGCAGCGCCACCTCCGCCGTGGCGTTGAGCAACCGCGCAGGCATTTCGTCGTTGTCGTAGTAGAGGCCGGTGTCGGCGTCCACCACGCCGCTACGCGGCCAGTCCAGCGCCTGCGTGTCGCTGTCGATTACGCCACGCCAGCGGTTGCCGTAGCGTTCGCTGATGTAGCTCGTGGCCACGCGCAGCGCCATCTGCTTCTGCGCGCGCGTCGAGCTCGACCAGGTCGATGGGTTGCCTTGCCGCTCGAAGTAGACATCCGCAGCCTCGACGCTGATGTAGCTGTTGCTGTCGGCCTTGCCGCTGCCGTCCTCGACCACAAACGAAGCGACCAGACCCCCAAGCGCCTCGTCCATCCGCTCGCCCATCGTGATGGTCGATGACGGCGCAAGGTGGATCTGGTCTGTGTGCTTGGGCAGGTCGTCAATGTTGACCACCGCCAGCAAGTCGTCGCTGGCCTCGAGCTGCAGGATGGCCTCGCGCACCTTCGTAACCTCTGCCTGAATAGACACGTCGGTGCCGGTTTGCGGCAACACCCAGACCACGGGTGTCTCGCTCGTGCCGTAGCTCGCTCGCAGGTCTGTGACGAACTGCCCAATCTCACCCGCGAACACGTCTCCGCCGCCGGCCACGGCCATGTCGTTCGTGCCCAACGCCACGAAGATGCCCTGCACGACGCCCTGCTGTGGCGGGCTGCCTGCAATGGCCGTCAGGCAGGCGCTGACATCCGTCTGGAACTCGTCCCAGTTCTGGCTGGCCACCGATTTCGACCACTTGCCTGCGCTGTAGACCGGATCGCCCACCCACGCTGCGCCCTCTGCCAACAGCGTCGCGCTGACCGATGACCGCTTGACCATGATGACGCCGTCGTCTGGGTGCCGGTCAGCCAGCTTGGCGATCAGCGAGAACTCAGGCCCAGCTCCTGTGTAGGGTGCCGGCGGGATGCGCGTGCCGCCGCCGTGGCTGTTCGTGTGCGCGTCGTAGTTCTCGACGAGCTGGTCCTCGTAGTCCCAGATGCGCTGTTTGATGCCACGGTCGCCAGCCGTGTAGACCGGGTGCGCCAGCGCGGTCGTGTAGGCTGAATCCAGCGCAGTCGCCAGCGTCAGGCTGTCACCAAGGAGCAGGTATACGGGGAGCGTGGTCATCGTTGCGCGGGCTGGGTGCGGCTGCCGAGCTCGTGAAGCCCGGCAGCCTTGCAGTCATCAGCGTTAGCCGATGACCTTGACGACGCCCTCGGGGCGCACGACCTTGGTGCCGTAGAGCGCGTCGATGCTCCAGCGATCACGCTTGTGCTCGCGGGTCACCTCGAGGCGCAGCGACAGGCCGCTGACCGGGTCGCTGATGGTCTGCGACGCGATGGCCGCGTTGCTTGACTGGAACGGACGCGAGACGAAC